TCATTACTCTACCTCTAACTCTGTTGTCTTCCTGACATGCTTCGATCCAAGCTTTGATTAAACCAGTACGTTTCTGTAGTAGAAAGTATCGACTAAACATCTCAGCTTCTGGCATATCAATCTTAGATAGTACATCTTCATTAACTATTACATTACCTTTCTCTGTGTGATTGGTAGGTTTCCAACCACGTTCCATAAGACGTTCAGCTATTTGCTTACGAGAACCAATGTTAAAAGGTATGTACTTAGTCTTAGTCTTTAGCTTTACTTCAATAGGTTCAAACATTTCTTGGGCTTTATCTTTAAGAGACTGTTCTTCTTCTTCTAAAGTAGCAAGAAATGACATAGCTTTACGTAAGTTAAAAGCAAAACCATTCTTTTCTTGCTGATCTATAATAGCTCTTATTTTTCTTTCAAGTTCATAAGACCTTGTAGAAAACATTTTCCCTTCTTCTGATAATTTATAAGCAAGTTTCCTCGTAAGTTTCGTATCCCGGATACAATACTCAAGCATGTCTTTACTGAACGTATTGAAATCATTATATTCTCCTTTAGAAAATCCTATTTGTTTACCCCATGATGAAAGAGAATGACCCCCATCTCTCATAGGATTAAATAGTTGAGACTCAATTAAAGTATCTCTAATTTGAGATAACTTTATCTTTGATCCTGTTAAGCGATTAAGTGTAGGTGCATCAAAGCTCACACCATTATGCATAATAAAAGTATCAATCTTCTCAGACCATGCTGCAAACTGAGAACAATCATCTTGTACCCACACTTTTTCTTTACCCGTTTCATATTCACAAGCTACGATACAATGTATCTGAGTAGCATTTAATGTATCAGTTTCAATATCAACGACTGCTGTTACCATAGTACTATCCTAATTAAAGTTTCTTCATATCATGATGCTCAAAAGTTCTGACAGGTATCATATCATATTCTATAATTTGTAAAGATTCTTTAGGTAGATTAAATCTATTTATGAACTGTGTCCTAACTTGTTTAGCATAAGATGGTTTCTCCCATATATATTTTCCTGTATTATGAGTACGTATAAATACATCTCTTGATGGACTATATATTTTATATGCTTTCGTTGATCTATCGTTTTTATTATCAGTCATTATCCTGATCTCCTTCAAAAGGGTTGTTAATTTCTGTCATTCTACCAGTTTCTTTATCATAATGCAAGTGCGTACATATACCAGTGTCACCAGTGTACCTATTCTTAAGTATACGTAGGGTAGTAGTGTTAGCTTCTACCTCATCCTCTGCTTGTTGGTTACGCTCCAGAGCTATGACACTATCAGATAGGTGAGCAATAGATGCTGACCCTCTAAGGTGCGACAGAGATACCTCACGCCCATCCTCATGACCTCTATCACCTGACGGTCTACGTAGGTGGCTCACAAGTAGTAAGCCTATACCTGTAGCTTCAACCAATGACCGTAGCTTAGTCATTAGAATGTCAATAGACTTACGTTCATCTCCATTATCTTCCTGACCTGACACCAGTATAGATAGGTGATCTAGTATAATCCACTTACACCCTAGTCCACTAGCCATGTACCTAACCCTGCCAAGTATCTCATCGTTAGTTATAGAACCAAAGTGATCAAAGGCAAAGAACCTACCGCTACCTATAGTCTTGTCTTGCCAATCGGTAAGCTGTTCTCTGGTATACTTATCCCTAATCTCTTTGATATATAATCTAGCATCAGCTTCTACACTCATAAGATTAAATGCAGTATTTCTAATGCTTTCCTCCATAGCTAAGACACCAATATTATCCTTACTAACTCTCATAATGTGATGCATTAGTTCACGTATGATACTAGACTTACCCATGCCAGCACCACTGGTAAAGGTTACTAGCTCACCAGTACGCATACCATATGTCTTATCATTAAGTCCCTGCCAAGGGTACAGGACTGTCTCACAATACTTCTCATCGTATAGAGATGTACCAAGGTCAGCTAAGTTTACGATACCTGCTGGTGTAAATGTCCTAGCATTCCACCAATCATCACTAAACTTCTTTCGCTGATTAGTCTTAAGATATTCGTTAGCATCTTTTAAATCTAACTCTATGATCTTACATTTGTTAGGATCAAATAACTCAGCAACCTTTAGTGCAGCTTCTTTGCCGGGCTTATCGTTATCAAAACATAGTACAACATTCTCAAACTGATTGAGATACTCAAAAGATTTACGACAGTTTTCCAGTGCTGATGCTGCACCATTCTTGATAGATACAACAGGCCACTTAGAACCAAGCATCTCATAGGCAGACATAGCATCTATCTCACCTTCACATACGGTAATATATTTTCCAGCCCTACCAAAGACATGCTCACCAAACAATCCAGAGCCAGCGAGATTACCTTCAGACCAGAACTTCTTACCCTGCACCTCACGTATCTTATTAGCTATGTGATTACCATCCTTATCGAAGTACTGATAGATGTGATGCGTAATCGTGTTATCTGATTGCATCACTTGTGTGTTATACTTTCTTGCAGTCTCTTGTTTAATCTTACGGTCAGGTATATCAGCTACCTGTCCAACACTTTTTAACTCAGAGGTAGCAGGATTATTCATTGGAATAACTTTAGTCTGTTGCATAGATTTATCTCCGCTTGTATAAGTTTGACAACTATAACACCATGAATGACCGTCATCAGGGTATGTAGCGTTAGCATTACTACTACCACATTTAGGGTTTGGGCATGGCCCCATTGTAGGGGTAACATTAGACATGATCATACCTTTCTTATAATATATTTTACATCAGGTGTATAGCCCATAGCAATACACAATCTGTTTCTGCTTTCTCTCTCCTCTTCAGCTAACTTCTTACTAGGATAAGTTTCTACAGTAACATTACTCATTTCTTTTTCAAGAACTAATTCCCATCTACTATTCTTCATAAGAACTATCCCATAGTTCAGAGACAAAACCTTCCTTATCTGTCATGATCTCATCAACTTCTTTCTTAGCTAATGACTTAGCTTCAAAACGATCATAACCTTCCTCTTGATATTCTTTAATCTTAGAATATAATAGAGACTTTCTTTCTTGTTCCCATAAGTTTTTAGTCATGTTCTTCTACCCATTTTGTTTCGCCAGATCTACCAAGTTCTTCTCTTAATTTCTTTATAGTATTCTCTCTTTCTTCTAAGAGTTCCTTTAATAATTTAATATGTTTATGAAGTAGATCATTCTCTTTATTTAATTGATCCTTCAAATTCTTAACCTCTAATGGATGATACATAGTATACTCCTATTGATTACCTTTGTCAACATAAAATATATGCGCTCCTACCCTACCCAAGTTCTTAAACCTCTTTGTTTTAATAGCCCATCTAGGTTTAACATAGTAGGCATGATAGTGTGTGGCTCCTTGAGTTCTCTCCAGAAGTACACCTTCTAATACTAAAGATGCTACATCTAATACTTCAAGTAAGGATGTATAATCTTTTATTTTTTCTTCTTTACCATCACAGTAGTAACTAAACTGACATCGGTTACGTATCATCCTACCATTTCTTTTCTTACCTTGATGTACTACATCACAAATCGTAGAAGGATATCGTTTATCTTTAACTCTTTGTAGTATAACATTAGCTACTGCTATCTTAGGTATGATACCTTCAGACCTAGCTTCATAATAGACAGCTTCAACTAAGCAGTCTAAGTCATTGGCTTTACTAGATAAAGAATAGAATATTATTAGTAGTAATATGATCGGCCCGAACAGGCCAGTGAATAATGTTTTCAATGTAACCTCACAATCTTAGCATCATATAGTAGTTCATCTTGCATATCATGTTTAACCAGAAACTTAACTGCATCTTCTTCACTAAGAAACTTCTTTATCTTTCGTTCCTTTTCATCTGGCATTACAGATATGTTTTCTAAATCCATTGGGTCTTCCATCTGGATTATGATGTATGTCATATCACACCTAGTAACGCTAATAAAATCCAAAGCATTTTATATTCCTCCTACATTTTCTCTAATGATATCATTATGACTTAACTCTGTCCAGTATATTTCAAGAGCTTCAGTCTGTTGATGTGCATGGAACTGGTGGTACTCACCTGCTGGTACGATAGATAGATCACCTGCTTCTAACCATGTACTATCTACTAACTTATATTCTTTCCATCGTTTAATCTCTAGCTCACCTGAGATAA